TGTGATACACGCATGTTTAGGTCATTGCACCAACAAACAATTCCGTCATCTGCACCAATGCTAGACTTGAATAGATGACTTAGTGTGTTGTGTATCATTGGTTCTTCTCCCATCAATACATTAATCGGAATCATACCACGTCTGTCTCCACTAACCCCGTCATTTCTTAGGAGGTCTGACTCGTTGACATTGTAGTATATTTCTGGATCATGTATTGCCTGAAGTAGGTATTGGTTTCCCCAATGACTGTGATCTTTCTTTATCTCAATGACCTTATAATCTGCAACCATATAGCCAATGTGCAAGAAGTGATCTCCTACTTGGATTTCTCCAATGAGTTTCCTATGTCTTTGAACTCTGTTCATCATATACTATATGGTGTACACCTAATATAAATCACCCCATAATATTCTTCCAGCCTTCACCATGCTCCACATAATACCATCCATCACCGAATGATACTGCGTTACATGCCAGGGCTAGAGCGTCTGCATGGTCATCTTTTGTTCCTTCTTCTACTTTTACTTTTAATTTCCCCTCCTCTGTATAGGCTCTCTTTAGATATGACAGTTGATATAATACTCTCTTGTCATCCTGTGGTACCACTATCTTCTTGTTCTCGAATATCATTCTTATATTGCTATACATCTTGGATTTTTCTGATAATGAGAAAGTGATCCCCCGAATAGGGTATTCTCTACGTCTTGCAAGATCTACCACACCACCACCAAGACCTGTCTCGTCTATATATATAGTCTCAAACGGATATTTTTGCATCAACTCACCTATTCTTCCAACTATATCAACCAGGTTTGATTGTGACTCTTTTTCATACTCTACTACCCTGATCTTGTTGTCCTCATCTACTTCTATGATCATAAATACTGTCTCATCTCTTCCACTCCTTGCAACATCAAGTCCCATAAAGTACCTGGTTGCACCTACTGGTTTCCATGTCCTGTTATGTGCTGCCATCAACAAGTCAAATGGTATAAGTGAGTCACCTATATCGAGGAACTCTCCCTCTACCTCTTGTGTATATTCCTCTGCAGATAATGATTTAACTTGTTCCAAGAATAATGGGTCATTTGCAATCTTTGGGTTATCTACTGATCTTACATGAAATTCTTTCCATAATCCATCTGGGTTTTTAGGACGTGACTGTTGACTTGACTCATAGAAATAACCCTGCTTTCCAAACGGTGTTGATGTAAGCCATACGTTCGCCTGGGTTGCCATACCGGATGGCAGAAATGCAACCATTATACTTCTCTTGATGAAAGCACATTCGTCCGCAATGATAACATGTGGAGAATAACCTCTCAATGTTACACCAGTCTCACCTGTTGCTCTTACAAATATTTTAGTAATACCTCCTTTGTTTAACCACTGTATCCACATCTCAGTCTGTGTACTTCTTACAACATATTTTGACAAGAAATCACTGTTCTTGATCAGTGTTCTAATTCTGTCAAACATGATACTTGCCTGGTTTTGTGTAGGTGCAGCAATGATAACAACTGCTTCCTTCTTCTCTCTTGCATCCTTGCTCATGATAGGTGCAAAGAAACTCCAATGTATCGCCTTTACTGCAGTGGTCATAGTCTTGCCGGCCTGACGCCCTGATCTATACACTATAAATCTCTCCTTGCTGTCTGCATAGTCTGCATTATATTTGAACAGTTTGTGACCCAACATGACCTCACTAAACTTAGATGGACTCTTTGCCATGTCTGCAACCATCGTCATGAGTTTTGCACGCTTGTCTGTAATATCTTTAGGTGGTTTAGGCATCTCCCTTGAACTCCAGTTGTCTAAACAACTCTTCCAAGTCACCATTTTCGTCAAATGATTTCTTTTCTGTTACTGTAATTTTGCTTCCCAGTTCCACCAATAATTTTGCAATGTTAAGGAAAGCATTCTGCTGACTGATTGAATTTCTGTCTGGTATATTGCCGTCCATTTGGGCCTGTACCAATGCAAGGAACACGTTCTCTCCCATCTCTTTTGCCATTGTGTCCAGCAGCATCTTTAAATCTTCCGGATTCCTAGTGTTGATCTGGTCCAAAAAATTCTTGATATCCTTTCGTACGGCACAAGCGGCACCCTTCTCATACTTGGGGCACCGTCCGTTTCCTCCTTCCTCTTCAGATCTATAAATACATTTATCGCATTCAGCAGGTAGTTTAGCATATTTTAAATGTTTGGCACTGTTATATGGTGATACAGTTTTATGTTTATTTACTTCTACCTTGTTGTCTTTGGTGATTCTAAGTGATCCCTCCTTCTTAACCATGACAATAAATGGTTCAAAGATATATATAAGTTAATCGTATTTTTATAATTTAAAATTATCCTCATAACATCCTAAATCATGGAACATTGGCATATAATATAGTACTAATGGTGCCAGTGTCAATGCTGAATTATCACCATCAATCAAATCCTTTGGATCAAGTCCAGCCTTGCTTAGATATATAAGGTTCTTTTGACATGCCAACTGTATATATGACCTGTTATTCTTACCTTTATCTCCGAATAATAATTGTTGTCCTTTCCATACATCTGTTTTTCTTCCTCGTACACCACTTGTCCATGTTGTACTATCTATACTATCAACTATACAGTTTCTATCCTTAGTCCATCTACCTTTTGCCAATCCATGATATAAATAAGTTTGTGGCAGTTGTCTTAACTGTGTATCCTCACTGTTTCTACTTTGTGACTTGCCTAATGCTATCCTATTCCCATTATAGTTTGGTTTGAATATTGACAGTGATTGTGCATAGTTTTGGTGTAATATAGGTATTAATTTCTTGTTATATTCTTCCCCCTCTTTCCAGTTTTTATAGTTTCTAAGTGCGTCATTTGGATCGTCATATTGTAATGCCTCGTGATCCCAATCCTGTATAAATTCATGATATTTATCTTTGTCACTGCCAAATCCTGGACCCAGTATTATATTGTCAAATCCGTTAGACAGTTTGTTTGCTCGTTCTCCTACAAACTTATATGTTAACATTATGTTCTTTGCACCAACTCTTCTTAATGCTGATACCTGTGACTTGTTATTGGCGTTAAAATAGAACTTCATTGTTCAATCCTCTTGAATGCCATAGTCACCATACATTTTGAACATATGGTTGAGTCTCCTCTGAAAGGATATGTCATGCCCAATTTCCAGCACCTGTCGCACAAGTTGTCACTCATTTTTTACCTCTTCTCCACATGTCCTACAATATGACTTTGAATCCTTAAAGAAAAAGTTAGGATGTTTACAGTTATTCATCTTTAAATCCTTTTCTCTTATATTCTCTAAGGTCTGGTGGTAGTGTTAATGATCTTAGATGTTCCTCCATTTTTGATAGTAACTCGTTTGTTTGTTGTAGTTCTGCATATATTTTATTCATTATTCGAATCATTTTTCATCCCCAAAACACTGATTAATCCAGGGGCACATGCCGTCACAAAGGAAACATCTTGTTCTCTCAGGTAGTTTTTTAGTTTTTAATGAGTCTTTTATGGCCCTAGCATTAGTTATCATCATGTTAAGATACTCCTCTGGTTTACCAAGTTTATATGTAATTGGTATGGGTATATCTCTTTTCTCTTTGCTTATACTGTTACTGATGTAGATATTGCATCCCCTTTTAGCATCCCTTCCGTAGCATTTGTTAAGTAATACCCTGTAGCAGTTGATCTGGGTAATATGTGATTCGCTTGCTTTTGATGTTGCTCTACTAAAGTAATCTATAGAACCTGTAGTTTTCTTATCTACTATAACTAATTCACCGTCTATATCTAATAAATCGTCGGCACTACCATATATAATATCCAAATGTTTGGGGTCATCTGGTTTCATTTTCTTTGCCTCTTCATATGTAACATTCTTATCTTCCTCATAATTATACCCGAAAAATATTTCGTTGTCGTCTGGGTTTGTTGACAGGTTGGTAACTTTATGAACTGCCTGACCATAAAACATTGCCTTCATATCCTCTGTTGTCATCTGTCTAAATTCTGATGGCACGAATTTACCATACATTACATTTCGCATACATGGTTTAATTAAATCTGACACATGTATAACACCAAGTCTTTCCGTACCCATTGCTACCATTTGGGCTTTTCTATAAGCAAAATATACTTCTTTATTTACATCACTATTTAGAACCATGTATATAGTATGTATACACCCAAATATAAGTGTTATAATTTTGACAGTATGTTATCTCTTGATTTTTTATCAGGTATTAATCCTCTTAAAACAGAATACCATCCATCTATGCCATATGGGTTAATATCATTATATACATGAGATAAGAATTTAATATGTGTATTATTTATAAGGTAATATTTCAAAATATCATACCCTAAACTATCTTTTGGTATTAGTTTAATACGTTTTTTATAATCCTTCCAATATTTAGTATCTAATTTATCATTAAAACAAAAATGCATTGATATGAAATCTTTTATTGTATCATAATATTTATTTACAAATATATTATACCTGTCAATTAAATCACCTTTATTATCTCCATATTTGATAATTGATGCTACATCTTTTGCTAAAAATAATATAACCAATAATGATGTTGCCTCTAATGGTTCAACGAATCCATCAGCATTTCCAATAGTAATTACATTTCCTACCCAATGTTTCTCTAACCTACCTGTTTTAAATGGAATGACACGGTAATTAGTTATTTCTATTCCTAATTTTTTTTGTACCTCTTTTAAAGCATCTTCATCTGATATATATTTTGATGAATAAACATATCCATTACCAGTATATCCTTGAGAATGATCTATTTCCCATAACCATCCAGAATTCATAGTAGATGATTTTGTATATGATCTAATATTATTTTTGGTTTTTGTTCTAAAAAATAATGCTTTATCATTAACTAATATATCTTCATATGAATGGAATTTTTCTTTGCTTAAAAGTGGTTTAAATCCTGAACAATCGATAAAATAATCGGCTTTATATTTTTTATTAAGTGATAATATGACATCACCTTCTTTTTGTATTGAAGTTATTTTATCATCTATGAATTTAATTCCTCTTTCTATTGCTATTTTTTCTAAATATTTTAGAAGTTTCTTATTATCTATATGTACTGCCCCTGTTTCTTTTGAAAATGGTGTGTCATTTTTAATCATTTTTACTGAAAATGGGGTATTGCCAAAATTTCCACCGTCATAATCAAACCCTATTGGTAGTAATTTATTGTTATATTCAAAATCAAATGAGTTATCAAATGGAAAATGGAATTCTTTTTTTCCAAAATCAAACCATATACCATACTTAGTTACAGGTTTTACATTATTATTGAAGTCATATATATCAATTCCTGCGTAATTTGTTAACATATTTGAAAAACTACCTAAAGTTGACTCACCTACTCCTATAACAGGGGTATTTTTATCATGTATTATTGACACATCAGAATTTGGTATTTTATTTTTAAATATAAGTGATGTTAATAACCCAGCACTACCAGAACCTATTATTGTTATATTAATCTTTTTATTCGTGTTATTATTTATAACCATATACATATTATATATGTACCCAAATATAAGTCTAATGTATAGTTACATTAGAAGACATTGAAATTCTTTTTTTATTTTTAAATGTAGGATCTGTCCAATGTAACCACCATCCAGGTGTTAATATCATTGTTCCTTCATCAGGTTTAATTGTATGTATTCTCATATCATTACCTAATGTACCATGTATTGTATCAGGATTCATGAATGACACAGTGGTACACTCTGGTACACTTACATATAAATTAAATATTAATGCTGTACCATTATGAATATGTGGTCTATGCCATGATGTATCTTCTCTTATATTAACCCATCCATTAAAACTAAATGAATCTGAATTTTTAGTACCATTAAAAGTTTTCATATATTCTTTTGTCATATTAACTTGTATAGTATTAAGTTCTTGTATTTCTGGTGTGTTCCATTCATAAAAATCATATGAATCCCATTCATCTATTGATTTATTATTATTCAAACATAAATCCTTTAGTTTTTTAGTTAGTTTTTTTGATAATATTGTTTTCAAATAACCACTATAAAATGGACTAATTTTTTCATATTTCATAATATTAAATTATGATATATTATGTTTATTTATAGTAAACATACTACTACATTTATTACATTGATAAATCAATCCATCATCTTTTATTAGATCAGGGTCGATGAAACATCCCCAATTACATTTTTTGCATCTATAATTAAAATCCATATCAATTAATAGTTACATTCCCTATATAAATCTATGTATTATTCAATGGATTCTGTCTAAACAAGTCATCTTTAGCCCATGTATATGGTCCATGTTTATCTATATAATGTATAAACAATTGTGGATGTGTATCTCCTTTAAATTTTCCACGCCAATGCCATATATCACATCCTCTATATATTAGAGCATCACCAATATTTAATTTTACTTTTATGGGGTTTTCATCTCTATCTAATACCCATATATCCCATGCATCTCCTCCTAAGTCTAACGTTAATGATATTTCACATGCTTCTCTATCCTTATGTATTCTTAATATATCTCCATTTTTATATATTCTTGCATATGTATATGTTTTAAACAATTTTAAATCTGTATGTTTTTCTATCTTAGGTAGTAATTTAATTTGTAATTCTTGAGATAGTTTATCTCTATAGAACGATGGTGTATTTGATAATTGGGCATCATCTAATATTTCAATGTTTTTTTTATACAAATGTTTATTAATTATAGTTGCCTCATCTTTTGATATAAGATTTCTAACTACATGGAACCCTTTATTATGAAATGTCATCTATTTCCTATCCAACAATTAACTGAAAATCTACCTTTACTAAAAGTCTTTGGTGATGTTGTTGGTAATACAGTGTGTGGTGTTCTTGATCCAAATATTACTGCCATATTATTCTCTGGTTCTATTGTTATTAATTCTGCATTATTGTCTATTGGTTTACCTTTATATATTGGTGAGTTTGTAAATTGTATTTCCCCTCCTTTATACTTTTTTGGTTCTTCATGAAAATAATAAACTAATGTAAGTTGCCTCAAGTTATCATTGAAAGCATCTATATGGTATTTATATAATTGTCCTTTATCACCATACCTGCTTACCTGTATTGAATGATAATTTGATTGACTGAATAAATTTATTGGTTGTGGTGAACTATCTAATATCTCTTGAAATTCAACACCTTTAAATAAAGTATCTATTAAAGTAAGTAATTTAGATTTTGATCTATCATGTGAATATACATTGTCATAATATGCTGTTTTATTATTTCTAAAAGATTCATCAGTTCCTGAACTTATATTAGCTAATTCGAATTCTTTTTTATTTTTAACTGCCTCTGTTAAAATTTCATTATTATCCTTCTTGGTAAAAACATCCCTTATTATTATTATAGGTACAGGTTCATAAATAAATTCAAACTTCATATTAATATATAATATAATTACTTATATAAATGTTTATTAATTATATCCTGGTATATGTATATTTTTTTCTTCCATCTCTTCTCTTAATTCTTTAATAGCATTAGCCATTATCTTTTCTACTAATAATGGATGAAGATGTTTTGATTCATTAGAATGTGATAAATTATATCTAAAATAATTTAATTTAAAAATATATGGTTCTAATCTTTTTAATTCACATATTTCATCTGATGTATAACTTTTCATTAATATCCAGATACCTTAAAGGCTGTATTAATACCTACTGCACCATTATTTCCATTTCCTGGTGCAGAACCAGAACCACCAGAACCACCAGAACCACCTGTTTGTACCGATGGTCTATCATATGGTGGATTACCACCAGAACCACCAGAACCACCTGTACCTGATGCAGTTCCTCCGTTACCACCAATTGCTGTTATAGTCACACCATTATCTGTAATATTTGAATATATGTAAACCAATGCTCCACCATTACCGCCA